ACGCCGTTGAACGTCCACAAGCCGCGAATCGGGCCGACGCCAAGGGTAGCCAGCAACCGCAGTCCTGGCGCTCTTTGCAACCACGCCGCTTCTTTGCCTTCCGGCAATACTTCGGGGAACAGATTGATCATACGCGCGTCGGCAGCGTTGAGGCTGCGAGCAACGTAAGACTCCCCGAGGATTGGCGTTTTCACTCAATAGTTACCCGCATAGATGTTGAACCGCTGACGAGTAGCGATCAACGAGTACGGCATCGCCATCACATCGTCTGGGTTGTTAATGCGCTTCAAGTTACGCTTGGAGGCCATCGCAATCCGCGCCACTTGGGGCGACGGCTCAACGCCAAACTCCGGCGCAATTTCGCAAGCCAGATTGTAGGTAAACGCACGCAGGTAGCCCGGCGGGAACAGGATGTTAGTCGCCAAGTTGGCGGGCTGCGTCAGTTCCTCAACGCTGATGAAGTGGAACTCCAACAGACGCGTGGGCTTGGGATAGATGTAAATGTCAATGTCGGGGTAGGTCATGTTTATGAACATGACCTGCGGATAGGTGGATGTGACGGTCTTGACCGCAATACCGTCGTACTGCTGCTGGTTGATCAGCTTGATCCCGTAGGACACATTGGTCTGCGGGTCACGAAAATAGGTAGCGTCGTCGACCAGAATTGGGCGAACAGCGGTGCCGTTCAAACGCACCAGCGACCCTGACGGGCCAAGCGTGGCGTTGATCTGATTGACCGGCCAGTTGACGATCTGATCGATGGTGGAGAACACAGCCAAGCGTTCTGTATTCCACGAATCAATCATCTGGTTTAGCGCCATCAAGGCGTCTTGCGACATGGACGCTGACGGGGTTTCACCCTCTGCGAGAATTCCAAGCAACCGAAGTGCGCGGTTGATCTGATCGCCAGCGGTGTATATAGCCATGTCAGCTTCCTTCGGTGGCGTCTGCCCTTACGCGGCGAGTGTACTTGCGCTTCTCGCGCAGCGCATTCTCAACTACAGAGTCTTCAAAGTCCTCGGCAACGCCAAGAGTATAAATCTCCCAGCCGTTTTGTTCATCCATTTCCGCTTCCGCGTGTGAAATGGCGACTTTAGTACCGTGAACCGGATGTTTGAGGTAGATGTGCATAGGTAAGAAACGGGGCCGGTTAAGGCCCCGTCCTATCAGCTTGCGCCGTGGATGATGGCAAAGTTAAGAACAACAGCTTCAGACAGTGAAGTTGATGCAGTCAGGTTACGCAAGGTAACTACCGCAGAACCCGCCGTCATGCTGGAAATATACGTCGTATACGCCGCAGCAGTGCCGCCGCCCGAAACATTAACAACGATGGCGTCATTGGCGCTGATCAACGAATTGGTCAGCGTAAACGACACCGCAGTCGCCCCAGCCAGCGCCGCGTTGTTCATCGTGATGCGACCCGCAGACTTGTTCAGGGTGACCCCTGTGGACTTGTCTGTGGCTTGCGTCACCGTACCTTGTGCTGCAGCAGAGTACCCGAGTTCCTGGCTTGCATAGCAAGTCGTGAATTCGGGATCGCTGTACGCAACACCTATCGCTTGAGTATTGGGCATGATGAAGTCTCCGTGAGAATGCCCCCGGATTGCTCCGAGGGCGATTCAATTAGGCAATGCGATAGAACGACCAAGAACCGTCGCCGGTCTTGCGCGCGCGCCAGAGGCCCGAAGTCAGCGTCGCCGAAGTCACCGTACCCACCAACGTCCAGCCAGTACCCACGGCAATCGTGAGCGTACCTGCGCCAGTGTTGATGAAGCTGACATCGAAGAAGCTGTTGACCTTAGCACTGGAAACCAGCACTTCAGTGTCGGCCACGGTCGGCAGCGTGATGGTAGCGGTTGCGCCGCTGTACACCACAATACCGTTGGTCAACTCAGCAGCGGTCAACGTCGCAGCAGCGGCCTTGGAAACCGGAGCCGACTGAACGCCAATATTAACTTCAGAAAGATTGCCATCACCAATCTGATAGCCACCTGCACCATTAGGAAGAGCCATGATTAATACCTCACAAAATTGAAGAAACGCCCCAGCCGGTTAGGACTGGGGCATCAAGGGTTAACCCCAGAGGCGAACGGCCATCTGCGGGCGAATCACGCTAAAGCCGTACAGAACGTCAATACGACACGGCATACGGTCGTTATTGATGTCGTACTGGCGCACAACACGCATCGAAATGCCGTTGTGAACTGCGCGAGAAGCCATATCGACACCCTGCGGCATCAGAAGATCGGCAGTGGCGAACGTGATGGCGTCCTTGTGGTACACCAGGTTCTGCGGGTAAGCGGTCGCCGCCGAACCGAGCATCGTCACCACAGCACTGGCCGCCGGGAAGGCGTCAATGGTAGCCAGAGCCTGATCGGCAGTGTACATGGCGGGGCTGACCGACAGCGTAGCCGTGGACGAACCAGAAGCCGCCGCCGTAACGACGAACTGCTGAAGCGAGCCGGTGGTTTCGCGGGTCTGCGGGTTGACCGCATACACGCCAGCCACGGTGAACACGTCGCCCACGTTCCAAGTCTTGCTGGAACCAGTGAAGCTGATACCCAGCGAGGTCGAACCCTGCGTGGTAACAGCTGAGGTGACGGTGATCGCGGTGCCCCAGCTACCCGTGGTGTACTGCTTGATCGACTGAGACATATTGATCTCGTCGAAGCCCAGTACGCCCTCGCCCATCATGCCGTTCTTGAACTGCTTGCTGATGGTGGAAGTCGGGTTGAACAGGCCCTTCATGCCCTCGACCAAACCGGCGTTGGCAGCCGGATTGACGGTGGCATAACGCGGCGACATGACCGCAGCGGCTTCGTTGAGCTTCTGCTGCGCCTGCAACAGAACCAGCGAAGTGCTGGGGGTCGTGCCGGGAGTACCGACCGACTGGTAGACGTTCTTGAACGAGTTGGCAACGTCAGCGTCGATGCTGGAGGCCAACTGGCTGATACGCGGCTTAAGCACGCGCTCTGCGAAGTCGTCCAACTGCATGGTCAACTCGGCAGAGGTGAAGTTCACGCCGATGTGCTTCTGCGAAGAAACAGTCAGGGTGGTGAACTGCTCGTTGTCGTCCTGAACCTGAAGGGCAGCGCCGTCGGTCACCAGAGCGCGATCCGGCAAGCGGATACGCAGGGTTGAACCGATCTTAGCGCCGGAGACAGCGAAGCTGTCGTCGTACTGACGGTTTACGTTGCGGGTGATCACCAGGTTGTTCTCGAGGATTTCGAGAGCCTTACGGGTGATCATGTCAATAGTCAGAATGCTATTTGCCATGATGAAAAAGTCCTTAAATAAAAGTTAGCGGTTCATCTGCGCTTGCTGTTTCTTGATCTGGCGACGACGCTCGGCTTCAATCCATTCCGACGTACTCATGGTCTTCGTAGAACGAGGATCAGTCGTATCGTAGGACGGACTGCCGCTGGCTCGCGCCGTCACAGGAGTGATCGGTGCAGGTGCAGACGTAGTTCGTTTCACAACCGGATTAACGGCCACTTGGGCCTCAATCCTGCCAATTTCTTTGGCTTGCAAGAACGGCGACAGTTTGGAAATGCGATCGGCTTCCTTGGGGTTGATACCGAGGTAGTACGCTACATCGGGGCCAATGTCCGAAGCCTGAATCGTCTGGGCCATCACGCTAGTGATTGGAAGCGACGGGTTGTACGCGACTTGCTCAAAGTCATCGTACTTATTGCGTGCCTCTTCTTCCTTCTCGTGATACGCCTCAAGGAATTGAGCCTGCTGGCGCTGGGCCTCTTGCTGCTGGATTAACTGATGAGCTTTCTGGGTAACCAACGCATCCGCGTAGGCTTCCGGCGACTCAAACTGATCCAGCGAAGGGGCCTGCTCCGTGACGGGCGGCGGGGGTACCGCTGCCTTTTGGGCTTGCATCCTCTCCCATTTGCGCTGCTCTCTACCAAGCCGCTTACCAATGGCTGCGTCCAGTTCTTCCTGAGTGAAAGTTTTGGCCGCTTCTACTGGTTTTTCTTCCGGCGTCTCAACATCGAACGCAGGAGAGGCCGTCTCTACCTGTTCCGGCGCGGGAACTTCCGCTATAACTTCCGAGACTTCTTCAGTCATAAATAATTTGATTCCAGAGAATCCCTGATGTTCCGCATCAGTACGGTTTGAATCGATCTTACTGCCTAGGGATTACTAGGCGCAAGAAGTAAATTTGCCGCTTCCTGAGCTGCGCGGTAGGCCGCAATGACTTCCTCGGTGTGCGTCAGCGCACAGATGGCCTTTACTTGGTTGCCCTCGGCGCTGTAGTCGTCGCCAGGCTTAAAGTAGTTGCCCTTGACCTGCTCGGCAAAGGGCTTGCCATCCTCGGTGACGGTGACCACATAGCGCACCGCGACAGTCTGGTCAGCTAGTACCTCAATGCGGTCAACAACGGTTGTTTTTTCGTACATGGCAATCCTAGTTAATTAATGCTTTGGCCCGTTTCACGCCAGAACCCGCTTAAATAAACCAATGTCAAACTGTCGCTAGCTGTGCTTACAAAATCAACCGCGCTTTGCAAAAACAAGTTTGTATTTTTAAGCGTAGTGTTACCGTTTGTAAAAAACAAAGTTAACACTTGACCTTGCGTTCCACCACTAAAATTGCTGATTGTTGTAGCACTGCTAGGTGACAGCGTAAGAACATTAAGACCCCCAACCGGAATGACAACCAAGCTGCCGCTGCTGGAATATGTGCGGTTGGAGTTAGTGCCATTAGAACGATTGTAAATAAGGTTGTTGTTGGTGGTCGTATCTTCGCCGCCAAGAAACTCTAGCTCAGCCGTTGTTGCGGCAATGTAATTGTTTAAAATTCTGACCGATGTAGCGCCTGTTTGCAGAGCAGATGCAATTTGAATACCGTAATCAAAGTTAGAAATAGAGTTGCGGACAATCTCAACATTGTCGGTATACGATGCGCCGCCGATTGCGTCAATAGCAATAGCCCTGCTACTTGCGGAACCGTAACCGCGAATTAGACAATCTGTCACTTTAACTTGATTGCCGCTTTCAACCACAATAGAACTAACAATGTTATTTCCTCGCACCATAACGCAATTTGAAACAATAACATTTGCAACATTTGCGTCAGTTACAGGGTTAGTTCCAATTCGAATATCTGCTAAAGCAGAGTTGTACATTGAACAATTTGAAACAGCGACGCCGTTAAGAACATTGTCGGGAGCTGTTCCTTGTGTATCAGCATCAATTTCAATTGTGCCATCATAACAATTATCAAACACACAATTTGACACAGCTACATTGCGTGATCGGCTAATTGACATGGCCGCACGATAGCTACCGTCATACACAGTTGATCTATGATTTCGCACAACGCAATTAGTAGCTGCGTAATCTCGGCCTTCGGAAAAATATATTTCATGCCTTTGACAATTAATTGATTGACAATTTACAAGGCTACTGTAGTTAGCTTGGGTAAACGAAAATCCGTACCCTCGCCCGCCAAGTATGCCGACGCTATTAAGGGCTTGGCAATTGACAACTTTGACGTTGTTTGTATTTCCCGACCCTGTGCCTGTGCCAGCAGCAAACTTAAACCCTACGTTTGCAGAATCAACAATGACATCTTGTATAAAAACATTGCTGACATACGCGCCTACTTCGTTGCCTATCAGCCATCCAATTTGAGGCGTAACAGTGTCGCGGTTTGCACCGTCGCCCGTAATGGTGCCGCCTTTAATAGTGATGCCCGAGCAAATGCCTTTGACCACAAACCCTGCGCCATTGCCAACAAGGGTAAATTTTGCCCCGTAAGAAATTATTTCAATGTCAGACAACGCATCAAAAGTAATGGTTGCTATTTTGTAAGTGCCAGGGCTAAAAACAAGCACCGACTTTGAGGTAAGAGAATTAACGGCATTTTGTATAGCGGTTGTACTATCAGTTGCGCCGTTAGGATCTGCACCAAAATCCAGTGCGTTAACAGGAGCGCCGGTTATCATTGAATATGAAGTTCTAGTAAGAGCCATTTTAGTTCCTCAAACGTAATATGTGCCGCTAAATATTAAACCACTGGCGCTAAACGTAGCCGGATATACAACGGTACCCGTCCATATTAAGGTGTTTCCCGCCGAGCCTACAGCGTCAGTTATCATGGCTCCAACTGCCGGTTTTGACGGCGTAAAAGGCAAGCTGAATCGTGTTGAGTTAGCCGTGCCGGTGATTACGGCTGCGCCAGCCGGATAGGTAAAAAACACCAGCCTTCCAATTCGTGTGTAGTACAACGTTGTACTAGTTGGTGTACCCGTTAAATTTGTCCATGTGGTCGTAAAAGTACCTTCCTCATACCAGTTCAGCAACTGGCTCGTCATACCCGCAAGCGGGGTGTTGGCGGTGAAGTTGACGCCTTTGGCTGCGGTGCCTTGGACTAGGTTGCCGGTGTTAAGAGTGACATTGCCTTGCGAAGAAATTTTTACCACTTCGGTAAGTGACCCGCCGCCAGGACGAGTGTACAAACTTAAATATCCCGCGTAATCGGTAAGCGTAGAATTTTCTTTACCACCCAAAACGGCTGCAAATTGTTTAAGGCCCGCACCTTGCGTATCGCCGCTAAAACTGATTACACCGCCAACGCCCGCCGCGCCGCCCGTTGTTGTATCTGCGGCGGTAATACCCCCTAAAAATTCACCCGATGATGTAGTACGAAGCGCATTGACGCTTAAAGTATTTGCAGGTGAAACAGTGCCGATACCGACGTAGCCGTTATTAGTTCCTGCGCCCAGTACAGTGATGTACGTTGTAGCGTTGGCTTGTAAACTTAAAGTTGTACTTGCTGGTGCGCCAATTGTAGCTGCAGCAAAAGATAATCCGCTAACTGCTCTGCCCGCCGTCAAGTTAGCCACCGACACTTGTTTGGTCGTGCTGCTCTGAACAACGGGCAAAGTCTCCGTCCCCGCCAGCGGCGTGGAAGCGGAAGTTAAGGCTGATATCTTGCTATTGGACATTAGAAATATTCTGCCCAGGCGTTCCAAGTTCCGGCAGCACCAGAGGCTGCAAAAGTAATTGTCACTACTAATGTTCCCGCGCTGCCAACAACGCTTGCAATGTTATTGGCCGTAGCAATAAATCCAGTGCTGTCTTGCGCCACGGTCACACCAGTTGCACTTGATACAAACGACCCCGACCAAACCGAATATCGAGCGCCGCCCGCGGAAGATTTAATGACCAATTTACCCGCTGCAAGACTTGGCACTGTAATTGTAGCCGTGCCGCTTGATGCAGATACGCCGCCAGCATAAGTTTTTAATACGGGTTGAACATCGTTTACGTTCATCAACGGTTCGATAGTGTTAGCCGTTGATGTGGTCGCAGTGTTAAGTATTAAATTGGCCGAATTATGCGACGCATCCAGCAAATAATTTTGGCGAACAACATTGAACGATGCAACAGATCCAGTAATGGTAATGACGTTTGTCGTAGTCGCATAAGGGTTAAATGTGTTGTTTGTCGCAACCACATAACTGACGTTTGCGCCGCCGCCCAATTGCAGCCCAACAGAAGTAAATTTGTCAAACGTATTGCTAGACAAAAATACGCCGCCAGTGTCACCAGTAATACTTGCGCCCGTAGCGCAAGCACCAAAAGTATTTCCGACAATTGCTAAATTTCTGGGTGCGCCATTTACGCGGTTAACTGCTACGCCATAAGTACAAGCGTAAACGGAATTACCCGTTACGTTAACATCTGCCGAAGTTTCCGGAAAAATACCCACAAGTCCCGCATAACAAGTATTGCCTGTGATAGAAATAACGCCCGCATCTGCGGTAATTGTGGAATTTTCGTTGTAAACATCAATGCAGTTATCGCCGCAAGTGTCAATCGTGTTGTTTGCAATTATTAAATTGTGTGTTGAATGCGAAGCTTGGATACCAATGCTGCCTGTATTTTTTACGGTTGTGCCAATGATGCTGCCATTGGTAAACGTATATCCCGCCACATACGGCAACGCAGTAACAAACTGAATGCCCAAATAAGGCGTGTTAATAACACGGATGTTGGTTACGGTTACGCTATCAACACAAGGCAAATACAAGCCAAGCGTTTGAGATGCGGTTACGTTTGATACGTTTCCATCAACAGTTCCCGAGCCTGTAATTTGAAAATTAGTCAAACCCGCATCTGGGCCAGTAATGATTGACGCCAAAGTCGAACCAATATTAACGCCTGTTTTTAGCTTAACAACGCCGTCAATTTGAAGCGTTACATTATCTTTGCCTACAATACACGCTTGTCTTGAGTACGCCGTAATACCCGAAACAACAGAAGGAGTGACCGCAAAAGTCCCATTTGGGATGATTACAATGCCCCCGCCTGAATTGCTAATTGCAGTGATAGCGGCGTTAATCGCCGCAGTATCGTCCGTAGTGCCATTGCCGACCGCGCCAAAGTCTTTGACGCTAACAATCTGTTGCAGCTTGGCACGAACCGTATACGTTACCGCGCCCGTGTCGCCTTCGTTGTACGTCACCAGCGCCGCGTCAGTCTGCTGGCCGGAAGTCAACGACTGCACAGTGGTGAATTTCACCAACGCGCCGACATGAAGGCCAGAGTCAAAGGTCACGGTGCTGGCGCTGGTTTCAACGTAGCTGTACGTCGAGCCGCTGTACTGGTTCACGCCGTCGACAAACACGCTCAAGGTGTTGCCGCCCGGCACATACGGGTTAGCCAGCGTAAAGACCGTCTGACCCGCCGTGGCGGTCTGGATTTCTTCTTCTGCAAAGAAGTTTACAAAATTGGAGTTGATGCCAACGATGTTGTCGTAAGTGGCAATCAGAACGTCGTTGCTGTCCTTGAGCAAAAACTTGTAGCTGGTGTTATCGGTGAGCCAAGTCTCGCCGCCAGGCACGCGGCCACCGGAGTCCAGCACAATTGGATTGGCGTGAGGCGTAATCCCCGCCGATGACGTATAAGTTGCTATTGGCGTAGTAGTGCCAGAAGCGTAGGTGTACAACTTGCCGCCAGAAAGCGGCACGCCGTTGTTAGTAAAGAACTGGGCCGCAACGCCGCCCACAGGTGAGA